TGCGGGGCCGAAGCCCCGCGGGTTGGGTTAGCAAAAAATGAAATCTTTTGCCGTAAATTGGTGCCCATACCAGCGAGCATTGCCTGCTTGCAGCGCCGCAAGGTCCGCCCATTCAGAGCGCCCTTGGTCATCGAAGCGCCAGACTCTCGTAGTGCCTAATGGCGTTTCCCGATCCTCAATCCAAGCGCCTCCAGCGATGGTGGAAAATTTGGCAACAATGCCAGCGGAAGAAACGTGAGCGCTCATGGGAGCCTCCTGCGCCTGCCTGCCCCGTTCCCCCGGATGGGGAACCGCCGGGCGGCGGCGTTTGCTTTGTCCATGCCCTCACTTTGCCACCAAAAAAGTTTGGGAGGAACACTTTTTTTGGGTTTGATCGTATTTTTTTTCGGGATAGGGTGGCCGGGATGAGAGAAAATCGAAACCAAGCGCTTCGGGCAATCGGCGAACAAGCCGTATGCCAGAAGCTGGCCATCACGCGGCAGCGACTGCGCAACGTGATGTGTTCTGATGATCCGCTCCCCGCCCGCTGGTATTGGCCGCTGGTCCAAATGGGACAGCCGGCACCGGGCAGGCGGAAACGGATCAGGATTTCAACGGAATGGTTTGCATGGGCCGAACCGAAAGAGGAGCAATGCGAATGAGCACCACGAAAATCAGCGTGACCCGGCAAGCGGTTCTTTCCCTACTGGCAACGCGCGGCACGCTTAACGGGCCAATCCTAGCGCCGCATCTCGCCACGATGCAGCAAACGCCGCCGGATAGGCCTGTGCGCAAGGCGTCAAAATATCTCCGCGATCTGGCGCGCAAGGGGCTGGCTGAGCGGCTAGTCAGTCCCGCTGGCATGCCGAGCACGTTCGCCATTACGGATGCGGGGCGGGAATGGCTTGAGGAACGCACCCAAGCCAATGCCCATTCCTAACCTCAAACGCACAACCGCCCCGGAAATGATACCGGGGCGGCTGGCGGTTCGGATGAGTTCGCCGCTCGCACCGTCCGCAATCTGATCAAAGGAGTTGAGTGATGTCGTATTGCCGATTTTCTGACCTTAACGGCTATTGCGATGTGTACGTTTATCAAAGCGCATGCGGATGGGAGACGCACATTGCCACGAAGCGACGGCCGCCAGGACGGCCGCTTTCCGGTTTGGCGTTTGCCGCGTCTACCATGCCCAATCCGCTTCCGGAAATTGGCGCGGAAGAATTTTTGCGATGGGTAAATGAGGGCAACGACGCCATGGAAATCTGCCGCGAATGGGACGCCCAAAACCCGCCAATTGCCATCGATCACCCGCTAGCCGGTCAATCCTGCCGCCACGACACGCCGAGCAAATGCGCTGATCATCTGGAACACCTCAAGGCACAAGGCTTCAACGTGCCGGATTGGGCAATAGCCAATCTGCGAGACGAAGCGCAGGAAGATGCCTAGGCGCATGGGAAAACAATGGCTTGAAGAACGCACCCAAGCCAATGCCCATTCCTAACCTCAAACGCACAACCGCCCCGGAAATCAAACCGGGGCGGCTGGCGGAAGTAACGAAGGCGAAAGGAGAGCCGATGCTCATTCGCCAATATGACGGGCGTTTTTGAATTTTACAAGCCATGCCTCGACTTTCTCGATTGCATCGACGCACCCATGGCCGATGATTACTGTGTGGCCGCAATCCTCCAGATGCCGGATCATATCACGCTGCGGAGACGATAGCCTCCCGCCTGTCGCGCGCTTCATTTCCACCCACAGCCGCCATCGCGGAATATATAGATCAGGCACGCCGGGGAGGACGCCTTCCAATTTCAACCTCTGGGCCGTGGCTAGTGAACGGTGCCCTCCGTTGGGAATAGCAAAGATTCGAACTGTTCGCGGCTGCGATCTTCGGAACCATTGGACGAAATTTCGCTGCTCAATGTGTTCTGAGTTTTCCATTCCCTGGACTCCACTCTGTAGAATTTGCCATCGACATTGTATCGGATGAGGCTGGGCGGCTGCGCTGCATTCATGGCGGCGGCAATCTCAGCCAATCCCATGTCTTGCCCAGCATCGACACCGGCCTTGCGAGCAATATCGGCAATTGTTCGCAGCGCTTTTTTTCCGGCATAACCGGGATATCCGAGCGTGATGTATTCTCTGACTCCAGCATCGAACGCATCAGAATAATAACTCACCATTAGCATTTCGCGATTGCTGGCGCGGCTGGTGTAAACAGTCCATGCCCAGCCGGTTACATATTTTTCCAGATAAGGCGGAGGCGGAGGCGGCGGCGCTTTCGGCTGCTCTATGCCCATCATGTCAATTTCTGAGAGTGTCATAGGTTTTTTTTCTGGCTCTGGGAATGGCGTGCCGCAAGCCGAGCACGCCTTGGCATTGAGCGGGTTCAACTCGCGGCAATTTTCGTTGAGGCAAGTTTTGGCGGGTTTTTCCCCTGCTCCCGGCGTATTGCCAGGGTCCACATTCGTCACCGGACCATGCGTCATGACTAGGTTCGCAAAATCTAACACCAGGCAATCGCTGCAATGCGATTTAATGCGCATTCCGCGACCAGCCATCTGCATGTAGAGGCTCGGCGAAAGCGTCGGGCGCAGGAACGCTATGCAGTCCGTGTCTGGCGCATCAAATCCGGTGGTGAGGACATTGTTGTTTGTTATCGCCCGCAGTTCGCCAGATTTAAATTGCTGCAAGATCGCGGTCCGCTCGGCTTTGGGGGTGTCGCCTAGCACTGCTTCGGCCGTCACGCCGAGATCCCGTAGCAAGTCTCGTGTTTGCAGCGCGTGGTCAACGCCAGTGCAGAAGAAAAGCAGCGACCGTCGATCAGCGGCGCGTTCAAGCGTCTCTCTAACAGCGCCTGCCGTGTCGAAGTTTGCCATTGCATCGATCAACTCATCTTCGCGATATTCGCCGCCACGCTTGCGCACGTGCTCCACCGAGACAGAGATGTCTGTTTTTTTGGAGCGGAGCGGGGCCAGATATCCCAATTCGATTAGTTCCTCAATGGTAACCGGCTCGATGATATGGGTGAGCAGCGGCGGGTCATCGATAATGACTTCGCCTTCCTTGTTTGTTTTCACGTGACGCTCAGTGATTAGCCCATGCCCTAGCCGGTATGGTGTGGCAGTTAGGCCAATCACGCGCAGGTCTGGATTGGTTTCAGTTAGCTGCTCAATCAGCCTTCGATATCCGCCCTCGTCCCGGTGGTTTATGAGGTGGCATTCGTCGATGATCACCAGATCAATGTGGCCGATTTCATTGGCGCGCTTGCGCAGCGATTGAATGCCGCCAAACGTGATTGGCTGGCTCAAATCCCATCGGTTAAGGCCCGCCGAATAAATGCCCAGCGGCGCGCCTGGCCAGTGTGTTAGCATTTTTTCGGCGTTCTGCTCGATCAATTCCTTAACATGCGTGAGCATGAGAATTCGCGTCTCTGGCCAGTTTTGGAGCGCGTCCTTGCAAAGCGCCGCCACGATGTGGCTTTTGCCAGAGCCGGTTGGCAACTGTAGGCATGGATGGCCTTCGGTGTTTTGTGCAAACCACTCATAAAGCTGATCAATCGCTCTCTGCTGATAGTCGCGTAGCATCGCGCACCTCCTTTACTGTCGCGCCTGGAAACGCACGCCGGATTTCACCAACCTCCTGGCGGGCGCAGGCTTCGCCGCCCGCAATCAATTCCCGGCTGGAAAATGTGAAAGCGTCGGCTTCGCCATTGCGAACGTCCACGCCGTCGATGACATAGACGGCTTCGTTCGGATCGTTGCTGTCTTTGATAGGCCACGGCACCAAATCGGGATGCAGGACGTGTGAGGGGCATCCGACGCGCTGCCACTCCACCGGAATCTCATCTGCATCCCATCGGGCGCATGACCAAGTGCTGTTGGCGGTTGGTGTCGTGTGTGCGCATGTCCGGCAGTTGATTTCCTGAGTCAGTTGCCGTTCATGGCAGAAGCTGTGCGCCGGACAAAAGCGGCACTGATACCACGTTGAGTCGGTGGTGATCGGATCGGGAATGCGCTCGGCCAAGGCGAGGCGACGACCGCGCTCTAGCAGCGCTTTTGCTGCGTCGGCGTCATATTTGACGCGCTCGGTGTAAATCCGGTCATCGTCCTTGCACACGGCCACATATAACGCTCGATTGATTCCTGTGCCGTGCATGTAGAGTTGCATCTGGCACCAATGCTGCGGCTTGGCTGTCTCGACGCCATCTGTTACCAGCGCATCAAATGATTTTTTGTTGTGCGTTTTGAATTCGGCGATGTGGCGGGTTTGTTCGGCGCCAGGAACGCCGCCTTCGATGATGCCGTCCACTGATCCGCTAACATGCGAGCCAAAATCTACGCGGGTTTGCTCGCCTTCGGTGGCAAAAATGTTCACGCCGATTGCGCGCAGGTCGCTGACAATTGTGGCCTCTTCATTGTGGCCTCTCCGAAACAGCCGCCGCACTCGGCCCGGTATCTGTTCGCGGATTGCCCAGCGAAACGATAGCCATATCCAGCGGTCGCAGTGATGGCCGAGGATTGATGCGCCCAAATGCGGTCGCGGTAAATCAGGTTGCGATTCGTGGTGTGTGTCGATTGCGCTGGCAATCATATCAATCGGGGCGCTTTTCATTTTTGTCATGGGATAACCTCCAGATAGGTTGTGGCCATGATAGGCACGGCCACACCCTTGTTTCGCCTATTTTTTCCAGGGCGGCCTGGAGCCAGCCGATTTTTCAGCGGCTGGCGGTGCCGATGGCGCGGCAACGGCAGGGGTGTTGTTTGCCGCCTTCAGCTTCTTCACCTCATTGCGGTCGCCATAGCGCTCGTCCCGGCTAATCGCGACAGTGACGGTGAGCACCCCGCCTATCAGTTGATCGCTGTCCTCCAGCAATCTCACGCCATTGGCGCGCATCAACTCGCCTAGTTGCTGCTGGCCGATAGTCTGGGCGGTGGGGTTGGGGTTGCGATAGTTGACGTTGCACCACAACACGCGGCCTTGGTGGGTGGGCCCGATCACATCTAGCCGACACGCGAGATATTCGCCAGTTCCGGCCTTGGTGGTTTTCGGCTCGGCGCTCACTACTCGAACCTGATAATTACCGGCGGGGATGGGATCAAGGTCGCCAGTGCTTTCTGGCACGTCGTCGATGCTGAAGGGTTGTTCTAAAAACGCCATTTCAATCGTCCTTTTCGATGGCAAAGGATGGGCGGCCAGGCGTTGTCGTGATGGCGCCGGCCAATGTTGCGGTTACGGATGAAGGAGCGGCTTTCCATGCCGCAGCATTGATTTCCGGCTTCCACCGGAAAAGATTCGGCAGGTGTTCCTCTAGGCCATTTTCGGCTGCGATTTCCTGGACAAGATCGGGATTCACCTTGCGGTTAAGCCGTCCGACGAGCTTGATTTTATACCCGCCGTCGGTCTCGGAATTTGCTGTGCCCTCCAGCGTGTCTGGCACGCCTAGCAGCGACAGGATATGATCCTCAATCTTGCGGCGGCGCTTCACGGCGTCTGCCTCGACTGCCTTCGCCGCCAACCACTCAGCAGCGGCGGTGTCCAAATCCAGATTCATTTTATCCTCCGATTTTTGTGATGAGCGCGGCCAAGTCCGGCGCTTCCCAGGCGTCCAGCCTGCCGGATCGGTCTTTGGCTTGCCACAGGCCGTCGCTCTCCAACATTAGAGCGCGCTGGATGTTGCCATCGCCGTCTTTTTCGATGCGCATTGCGGCCACGATATCGAAATAGTACGGCAAAGCCTGGCCCGTTTTGTTGCCTGGCATTGAAGGCGCATAAAGCGCTCGCCCCATTTCATCCTGCGATTTTTCCAGCTTGGCCGTGAACAGCACATGCCGCCCGGCCAG